GATCATAGAACCGTGTGGATGCCGCGTCAAAAGCACAAAGTCCCGTTTCCCCTGCCCGGCCCCGGCGGCGCTTTCCGTTAATGATTTCCGCCTTGCCTGAAAAAGCCCTCATGGCGGATTCCCAATCGGCATAATCTGACCCATCGCCGACATGAGGCTCGTTCCGCTTGAGCCAGTATTCCTCACGATGGATGAAGCATACCGCGTCGGCGTCCTTCTCGATTGCCGAAGCCCCGTGCAGGTCCGCGAGTTGCGGGCGCTTGTCATCACGGGCCCAAAGTCCCCGGTTGAGGTGGCTAATCAAAAGAACTGGGCAATCTATCTCAAGCGCCATGCTTTTCAGGCCGGATACGTTCGCCTCGATAGCTTCCAGCCCCTGCATCCGCTTGTCGGCCTTGGCAATGAAATGCAGGTGGTCAATCAATACCATGTCTAGGCCGTGGGTGTGCTGATAGCGGCGGCATATGGAGCGCATACGGTCGATGGTAAGCCCGCGCTGATCCTCAATCCACATTGGCAGCCGCTTGAATTGCTCAGCCCCTCCTCTCATCCTGCGGCACTCATCGGCGGTCAGAATCTGCCCCTCCATGCGCTCCGTCTGTATTCCGGTTATCTGTGCCATGTGGCGCGCGGCATACTGCTCAGCGGTCATCTCCATCGAAAACACGGCCACCCTGGCGCCAGTCTCTCTCCGGCCATGCTGATCGCCTGTGTATGACATGGCCGCGTTCCAGACGATTTGCTGCGCGAGGGCGGTCTTACCCATGGAAGTCGCTCCGCCTATAACCACAAGATCGCCGGGCATCATGAGGCCGTTAACAGCGTCGAACGCATCCAGTCCAGATGATATGCCTCGCTGCCTGCCATTCTCGGCGGCCTGCTCGGCAGAAGTCACGAGACGAAGCGCGACCTCCTCTATCGCCGCACCGCGCTGGCGGGACGTGTTTTCGGTCAATGCCTCGTGGATATGCGATTCAAGATTTGACGCAATTGTTTCTACCTTGTTTTCGACTGACAAATCTCGACATGCATCCATTGCGTCTGTCGCCGCGCGTGTAAGCTCTCGGCGGATCGCCATCTCTCGGATGGTGTCGGCGCATATCGGGACGCTGATCGTGGTCGCTGCTTTTCCTGCGAGAGACACGATATATTTTGAGCCGCCGAGAGATTCAGGTATCTGGTTCTCCAGCGCCTTTGCGAGACTGATAACTGATATTCCCGTTCCGCTCATCATGCGCCCGGAAATCTCCCGGAATATCATGGCGTGGCAAGGGTCATAGAAATGCGTTTCGCTGATGCGGTCACAGACTTTCCAGTAAACCTGCGGCGAAACGAGAAGTGCGCCAATCAATGATTGCTCGCTGTCGATGGCAACAAAAAGCCATTCATCACCGCCTTGGTCCTGATTTTCATCCATGAAAATTCACTCAATCAATCCTGGTTTACGATTGACCGATGAGCGGATTTACTGCATATTCTGCACGTAAATCGAACTCTAGCGGTGGTCTCGCTTTGGTTCGCGGCCCGGCCAGTCCACAAACTGCCGGGCCCTTTTTTTATAGCGTTCCGCGATTTGCACGGCAACAACAATTTGGCCGAGCAGATGTTACCAGCATGATGTGCTATGCGTAGTCGAACAAGGTAACGGCGCTCGCTTCTGCTTCTGCTAGGTACTGCGTGGCGTGTCTGAAATAGCTTTCCTTTAGTTCACATCCGATGAATTTGCGATTTAGCCTGAGCGCGGTGTATCCCTCGCTTCCAACGCCCATAAAAGGTGATAGAACCACATCGCCTGGGTTGCTCCACAACGTCACCGCCCGCTCTATCAAATCCAGTTGAAGCGGGCAAAGGTGGCGCTCATCATCTGAATCCTTTGCCATGCGAACATTCAACGTGTTTGTCTGTTGAATATCCATCCAAACTGGAGACGCCCATTTCTGCCATTGAGACACTGGAAAATTCTCAGGCTTATGGCCAACTGGGTCTTGGTTATCCCCAGGCTTGCGAAAGACACAAACATAATCAGGCATCCCAACACGTGACCTTGTGCTGTCTTTCTGCAATTGTTTATAAAGCAGGCCGAGCGCCTTTGTCCGCGTCATTTCCACAACAGGGTCACGCCATACTGTCACACGGGAATGAAACACCCATCCGGCGTCTTGATGAGCGCGGATGATTTCGCCAGGAAAATCCTTAAGCCCAATAATACCGTCCTTCCACTTGCTCGATGGCAGTTCGGAACAATGAACGGCTGTAATGCGACCGGCCTTTGTGACCCGGAAATTCTCCTCGATCAGAAACTTGTAATGCTCAAAAAATTCATCATCATTTGCCGCGTTTCCCATATCATTTTCGCTGTCAGAATAAACAAAGATATTTGAGAACGGCGGAGAATACACCGAAAAACCTACGCTTTCATCCGGCAATTGGCGCACAACGTCGCAGCAGTCTCCATGATATGCAGACCAGTTTTCACCATGTGCTTCGTTCAAGCATCTCAAATCCATTTTGGGAGCCTCGCTTTATATGTTGGGTTATAATGCAGTTTCAGGCCAGCCGATTTATCATTGGCTCTCATCATAGCGGCACGCATGGCACGCTTCATCACAATATGATCTTCTGCCTTCCGGTCGATCACTCGCGCAATGGAATCTTCGCCCTCAGCCACAACAAGATGAACATTTACTTCGCGCTTCTGACCAAATCTCCAGAACCGGCGCACGGCCTGAAACCATGATTCATATGAGAATGATCGGCCAACAAAAGCCGTATTGTAGCAATGCTGCCAATTAAGGCCGAAGCCACAAATCGCAGGCTTGGTTATCAACACCCGAAGCGAACCATCGGCAAATGCCCTAAGCGTTGCCTCTTTCTGTTCCGGCGAATGTGACCCCCTGACTTCTTTGGCATCAGGTAGAACGGAACGTATTGCATCAGCCTCATAATCCGTATCACACCATACTACCCATGCGTCATTGTTGGACGCCACTATATTCGCAATAGACATTGCTCGAGCCGCGGCTGTTTCTCGCTTAACTGCGTGAATGCCAGTTGCCGAAACATCGACAGACCCGAATAGATCGGCACCGTTAATTGATGTTGGCTCTGCACGATGGCGGATGATGTTCATTTTCGGCAGAATGTAACCATCATCAGAACATCCAAGATCACTCGGCATTTCCGCCATGCGTGCCCATGACGCCACCCAATCCCAAAAATCCTCTTGGGCGTGCCCCTTTAATCGCCATTGTTGTGACGCTTGCGCCGTGTCGTTTATAAACCATCTCATAAGCATTTCCTGAGATGGCATAACCCCGAGAAATTCTGATTGTGTGCCGAGTTCCATATGATCGTTCGGTGCCGGTGTCGCTGTTGCAGACAGTCTGAATCGATGTTCGGAAAACGCAGCCACAAGAGATCGAGACGTTTTTCCGGCGAAACTCTTTAGGATTGAACTTTCATCAAGCGCGACACATCCGAATGCAGATGGCTCGATTAAAGACAGTCGGTCATAGTTGCACACGTTGATACCTTCTTTGGCATCTGATTGATCGCGGATCACACGCGCGTCGTATCCCCATCGCTTACCCTCATCAGCAATCTGCCAGCCTACAGAAAGCGGCGCGAGGATGAGAGCCATGCCGTTCGTAGCATTGCGTGCATGTTCTGACCATTCCAATTCAATGGCGGTCTTACCAAGACCAGTCGAAAGAAAGCATCCGCTTGACCCGGCACGAAGGCCAAATTCCACGCATTTCTTCTGAAATGTAAACAGATGAGGCGATAGAGTAGGTACATCGTCCATTCCGCGCATAACGGCGATTGGCGCTTTTTTGAGCAAAAATGTTTTATAGTCTTGATTCATCACATCCTCACCGCTCGTTTGATTGCAGCGGCACGTCTGGCAGAGATAATGCCACGCTTTCTGAGTTCGTCTGCCAGAGCGCATGATGTTGCCGCCTTGGCTTTCAGATAGGCCCGGCACTGGCCCTGTGTGTCGCCACGCTTGCGGGCTTCGGTGAATGCGTCAGCCATAGCCTAAACCTCCCTGATTTCGATGTCGTAGAGCGCCGCCACGATCTTCTTCTTCAGGCGGTAGACCGGCGTCTTTGTGGGTTGGCTCTTCACATCCTCGACTATTTGCTCTCCGCTCGCACATTCCGTATACTGAAAATCGCCACGGTAGGTGCCGATTTTGTGACCGT